TGCATATGTATATGCTGGAGCTGCTCCTACAGGTTCTGCCACTGGATTTGCTGGAGTTGCTGGCGGTTCTTGGGGTCAGAAGGCACAAGGCGTAACATTCAATGCGAATGGAGTCAAGACATATACACTGCTTGGTGGTAACACTTACGGAACATCTGGAATTGCTTCAGCATATACAGATCCTCAATATGATGTAACTCTTGGGGATGTAATGAATGGATACAATATCTTTGCGGCAGTCAAAGAATATCCAATCAATTACTTAATCATGGGTCCTGGCTTTAGTGACAGATTAACCACTCAAGCTAAAGCAAATCAGTTAATTAGTCTTGCTGAAACCAGAAAAGATTGTGTTGCTGTAATTTCTCCACACAGATCTGCTGTAGTTGACGTTGCAAATTCTGATACTCAGACTGATAATCTCATTAAATTCTATGATGCTGTAACTTCTTCATCTTATGCAATCTTTGATAGTGGTTATAAGTATCAATATGATAGATTTGCCAATAAGTTTAGATATCTCCCATTAAATGCTGATGTTGCTGGTTGCCTTTGCAGAACAGTAATTACTGATTATGCTTGGTTCTCACCTGCAGGATCTAGAAGAGGAGTTATCAATAACGCTGTTAAACTTGCATTCAACCCAACACAAGCTCAAAGAGATCTTCTTTATGTCAAGAGAATTAATCCTGTAATTTATTCTCCTGGCTCTGGTATTATTCTCTTTGGTGATAAGACTGGTCTATCTTATGCATCTGCTTTTGATAGAATCAACGTTAGAATGTTATTCTTAACGATTGAAGCTGCAATTGAGAGAGCTGCTAGAGATCAACTGTTTGAATTCAACGATACTATCACAAGATCTAACTTTGTTAATATTGTTGAGCCTTACCTCCGTGATGTAGTTGCTAAGAGAGGAATTCTTGATTATAGATTAGTTTGTGATGAAACCAATAACACACCTGACATAATTGATGCTAACGAGTTTAGAGCTGACATTTATGTCAAGCCTGCTCGCAGCATTAATTACATCGGTCTAACCTTCGTTGCTACCAGAACTGGTATCAGCTTTGAAGAAGTAGTTGGAAGAGTTTGATTTAAATAATAGTAAAACAACGGAGTTAAAGAACAATGCCTTCGATTCAACAAATCCCAAATTCAGGATCTGACGGAAGATTTCTAGATAACTTCAAAGGAAGACTAGCAGGTGGTGGTGTTCGCCCCAATCTATTTGAGGTTGAAATTCCTTTCCCAACTGCAGCTCTTCCTACTGGAGTTAACGAATCCCAGATCAACGACAAAATTAGATTCCTTGTCAAAGCAGCATCATTACCTGCTTCGACAATCACCCCAATTCCAGTTCCTTTCAGAGGTAGAACTCTTCAAATTGCTGGAGATAGAACCTTTGAACCATGGTCAGTTACCGTTATCAACGATACTGATTTTGCTCTAAGAAATTCTTTTGAAAGATGGATGAACTTCATCAATAGAGTTTCTGACAACTCTGGTCAAACTGATCCATCAGCATATCAAGTTGATGGTAAAGTTTATCAGTTAGGTAGAGCACCAACAACTACTGCAACTGCATCTGCACAAAACGTTCCTGTTTTAAGATACTATAACTTCCATGGTATCTTCCCAACATCAGTTGCAGCAATTCCACTCGCTTATGATGCCAACAGTCAAATTGAAGAATTCCAAGTTGACTTCCAAGTTCAATGGTGGGAAGCATATAATGGTTCAAATGGAGTTGAAGTAAGATAATAAATAGATAAAAGTTAGTTCAAAACGTAATGGCTCTATTTGGTTTTTCAATTGACGACGGTTATAAAAAGCCCAAGAAACAAGTATCCCCCGTTCCGCCTAATAACGAGGACGGGGTTGACTACTATATTTCTTCGGGCTTTTATGGTCAATATGTAGATATTGAAGGTGTATATAAAACCGAATATGATTTGATTAAAAGATATCGTGAAATGGCTTTACATCCAGAAGCAGATAAAGCTATTGAGGATGTTGTAAACGAAGCTATTGTATCTGATCTTAATGATTCCCCAGTAGAGATTGAATTATCAAATTTAAATGTAGACGAAAATATTAAAGGTATTATTCGTGATGAATTTCAATATATTAAAGAACTCATGGACTTTGATAAAAAGGCACATGAGATCTTTAGAAATTGGTATGTTGACGGCAGAGTATATTATCATAAAGTAATCGATCTTGACAATCCTCAAAATGGATTACAAGAAATTAGATATATCGATTCATTAAAAATTAAGTTTGTAAGAGAATTAAAGAAAAAAGATAATAGAAATGTTGTAGATATTCAAAATGTCAATACTCTTGCACGAGATATTGGTGTTGAAAAACTAGATTTTCCCGACATTGAAGAATATTTTGTATATACTCCAAAAAGTCAGGGGTATTCTACGGGTGCTAGTGGATATGGTAAAGGTGTTAAATTAGCAAAAGATTCTGTAACTTATATTACATCAGGTCTTGTTGATCGCAACAAGATGACTGTGTTGTCATATTTGCATAAAGCAATCAAATCTCTCAATCAACTTCGCATGATTGAAGATAGTCTTGTCATTTATCGATTATCTCGTGCTCCAGAAAGAAGAATTTTCTACATTGATGTGGGTAATCTTCCTAAGATTAAGGCAGAACAATATCTTCGTGATGTTATGTCACGTTATAGAAATAAACTTGTCTATGATGCAAGCACTGGAGAAGTTCGTGATGATAAGAAATTTACCAGCATGATGGAAGATTTCTGGCTACCACGTAGAGAAGGTGGTCGTGGAACAGAAATCACAACTCTTCCTGGCGGACAAAATCTTGGAGAACTTGCTGATATTGAATATTTCCAAAAGAAACTTTATAGATCTTTAGGTATTCCAGAGTCAAGAATTGCTGCTGATGGTGGATTTAATCTTGGCAGATCTTCAGAAATTCTTAGAGACGAAATTATGTTCTCTAGATTTGTAGGAAGACTTCGTAAGAGATTTAGCAATGTTTTCCACGATCTTCTAAAAACGCAACTTATTCTTAAAAATATCATCACTCCACAAGATTGGGAGTACATGAGTGATCATATTCAATATGATTACATCTACGATAATCATTTTGCAGAACTAAAAGAAACTGAGTTAATGAATGAAAGATTAACTCTCCTGCAACAAATTGAACCTTATGTTGGTAAATATTATTCCAACGAATATGTAAGAAGAAAGATCTTACGTCAAACTGAAGATGAAATGATTGACATTGATTTACAAATTGCAGGTGAACTTGAGATGGGAGTTATTCCACCACCGACACCACCTACAGATCCTGAAACTGGAATGCCGATTGATTATGTTCAAAAGACTGGTCAAAGTCTTATTAAGAAAACTCAAAATCAAAATACTAAAGATCTTGAAATTGGTTTAGGAAAACCTGTTAAGGAGCCACAACCAAGTGAGAAAGGAACAACGGTAAAAGCTCCGCAGGCAGACGGAGTGAAAACTAACAAAACTAGCAAACTATAAATAATATAAGATTTTATAAGTAATTTTATGGATTCAAATGATTTTGTCGGAATGGTGATGTCTGATGCACCCGCAGCAGAATTAACTGATGCGATCAAACAATTGCTTTATAACAAAAGCGTTTCAATGATCGATGAGTTAAAGCCTATTGTTGGTGCTCAAATGTTTGATCCTACAGTAGAAGATTCCGAGGAATAAAATGGCATTAAAAATTGTTCAAACTTATACTCAGTTAGGTGCTACAGCAGGAACTGCTGCAACAACTGCTGGAATTGCATTAAAAACTGGTTACATTCGCGTATCAACTGCTTCTACTGGAGCATATCTTGAAATTGGAAATAATCCAGTTGCTACAGTGAATTCTTTCCACATGCCTACACAAAGCACTGAAATTTTAAAGGAAAGAATTGCTAGGCAAAAAATTGCAGGTATTACTACAGGAACTACTACTGTCATTTCTTTTTTTGAAAACGCAGGAAATCCTTTCTTGGTAAACGACTATGTTGCAATTGAAGGCGCGACTACTGCTGGCATTAATACGACTCATACGCAAGTTTTGTCGGTGAGCCCATCACAAATTGTAATTAATTTTAATAGCACTTCACTTGTAGGTGTAAGTGTTGGAAGCACCGCAACTGTTGTAAGAAGTGTAAAAATTTCCGCAATGGGAACTACTTCAACTTCTCCAATCAGCATTGCTGAAGTACAAATTTCATCTCAAGCATAAGACATGAAACTCATCACCGAACAGATCGAAAACATTGAAGTTCTTACCGAAGAAAAAAATGGTAAGAAAAGTCTATACATTAGTGGTCCTTTCTTACAAGCAGAAATCACTAATCGCAATGGACGTTGCTATCCTTTCCCAATTTTAGAAAGAGAAGTTAAAAAGTATACTGATAAGTTTATTGCTCAAGGTAGAGCTTTAGGAGAACTTGGTCATCCAGATGGGCCAACTGTTAATTTAGACAGAGCCTCTCACATGATTACAAGTCTTCAAGCTGAAGGTAATAATTTTATTGGA